GAATAACGACGGAGACGTTTTTATTCCTGGTTTTCATCTTGCCGGTAAGGGTTCTTTTGGTTGCGCTGGTTTTCTTACTCGTCAGCAGTTGATTGACGGTATTAACCAGCTTAACCAGGCCCCTACCATTTTGGCTTCTCATTCGTCTCAGCCGTTTCCTTCTCAGATTGGAGGTATTGACATTAAGTTGTCAGCCCCTCATGAGAAGTGCGTTTCGAATGATTTGCCTTCCGATGCCAAGTGTAAAATCTTTGGTGGTCATGGATTTCCTCGTGGTACTCCTACTTCTTCAGTTGTTACCAGTATGATTTCTCCTACTGTTACTGAAGTTATGGGTCTCGAGAAACTACATGACAAGCCCAGTGAAATGGGCCATCGGCGCCATCTTGAAGTTGATATCATTGATAAGGTTGATACTGCTTATAAGTTCCAGGGTGACTCTGTGAACAAAGCTTATATCGATTATCTTGATACTATTCTTGATGGCATGACCGACGAGATGTATGAATCCTTGGGAGTTCTTCCCATGGATGCTATTCTTGCCGGCGTGGATGGCGTGCAGGGTATTAACGCTATGGCGTTTAAGACCTCTGCAGGCTTCCCCTTCCGTGGAACGAAAGAACAGTTTGTTGAACTGTCTGATCGTTTTGTGGAAGGAATTTCTTGTCCTCGTGATGTTGATCCCCTCATTGTTGAGGAGATGGAGCGTCTCGAGAACGAACTTGCCCTGGGGAACCGTGTAAATATGGTTTTCAAGGGCGCCCGGAAGGATGAACCTACTAAGACTACTAAGTCTAAGGTTCGTGTTTTTGCTGGATGTAATATGGCGGCTACTATGCTTGTTCGTAAGTATTTCTTGTCTCTGTCTGCTTTGATGCAGACAAACAAGAAGCTTTTCGAGTGTGCAGTTGCCATTAATCCTATGTCTCCTGAGTGGACTGCTTTGATGAAACATATCTACCGCTTTGGAGAGAACCGAGTTGTCGCTGGGGATTACAAGTCTTTTGATCGTCGCATGTCACCACGCTTTATGCTTGCTGCTTTCAAGATTCTCATCACTGTTGCTGAGAAGTCTGGAAAGTATGACGAGCGTGATCTTATGATCATGCGTGGTATTGCTACTGAGATTTCTAATCCTACTTACGATTACTTTGGAACTTTGATTCAGTTCTTTGGTTCTAATCCTTCTGGTCACCCTCTTACCGTGGTTATCAATTCGATTGTGAATTCTCTTTACATGAGATATTGCTATTTCGAGATTGCCAAGGTTGAGGGCTGGTGGAGGGTTCCGCG